CTATCCGATAGTGTCAGCCAAGAATTTCGTTAAGAGTGAGAAGGCAACCCTCCCGGCTGGCCGTAACCACAAACCTGTGGTTAAGCGGGCCACTGTCGTCACACCTATAACCCCCGCCCTCGTCCCTCCACCTCCTGTAGTGCCGCGTGGTCCAGAACCGCCACTTGAAGGGCGCAACACACGTGATATAGAGGAGGGAACGTATAAACCCTACTTCGTACCCGTCGCAGATTATTTGGGCTACACTCACGGACAGATTGGTCAGCCCGGTGTCCTTGACTATGGTTACATGATCAGTGGCAAGAATTATCTACGGGTCATGCTGCCCATTGCCGTCCTACGAGCTTTGCAGGGTTGGTGGTCAGGTAGGGAAACCACGTATGAGAATTATTTAGTCTCTGTCCAATATTGTAGGAACATGTGTCGCAAAATCATGTTCGTTGATGGAGCTGCTGAGGCTAGGACGATGATGTTCGCACCCTATGTCGCTTACACCATTGGTTCTGAACTGAGGAATAAAGTCTTGGCTTCTGCGTGTGGACGGGTGAGGCCGTCATGGCCCATGGCCATTGCCAAGACCGTAGCAGGGATTTCTCTGGCTTTGTCCCTGCCCAGCACTTGTGTGACAGCCGCTGCCTCCAGTACAGCCACCATGGCCGCAACAATTGGGGCTGTGACCGTTGGGGCTCCTGTGCTGATTGCCGGAGCGGCCCTTGCGGTCGGCTATCTGGCGGGTAAGTCGATGCTGAGGCATTTGCCTAAGGCCCATGCTGCGGTAGAAGCGGTTGATGCAGTGGCAGTGGCCCCCGAGCAACATCCTGATTCTAAGCTTAAGACAGTCCCAGTGGATCGAGCGGCTGACCGAAAGAGTCCACCTGCTATCGCAACCGGCATCCCCATATCTGGTTGTGAGCCAACCGTTTATGCTAGTAATCAAAGGAACGTCGTAGCTGCCTTGGAGAAACGGGCCTTGGCCAACCCACCTTCATGTAATCCAACTTATCGTGAGGCGTTCCTAGATCGCACGTTCCAGAGAATTAGACGGAGTCTTGGACGACCATATGTCATACAGATACCGCGAGATCCTGATGATTGGCTTAAGCATGTGCTTGCCTGGGTGGATCATTGTGGATCACGTCCATCGGTTAAGAAGCGCTACCGTGAGTCAGCGCATTGGTTGTACGATCATGGTTACACGGCTCATTCGGAACTCCCCCACGATTTAGTCCACCAGTGGACAACACGTGAGGTCACAGTGAAAAGGGAAACTGTTCTTAAGGACTCGGATGGGGCACCAAGGCAGATCATGTCCGCCACCCCTTATTTTGTGGTCATGGTCGCCCCTTTTATCAAGGACTTCACAGGGCTTGTTAGAAAACAGCTTCAGAGGAAACCAAAAAGAGATACCCCCAATTATTATGCGCCTGGGGCCCATGGTCGAGATATGGCAGAGATGCATTTAATCCATGAACTGCCGCATAAGCGGAACGTCGACCAAGCCAAGTGGGATGCCAGTCAGGGAGTGGATTGTGGCACGAGGGAGCTGCGACTGTTCCGCGAGTACGGCATCCCTAGGGGCGCTTTCCAACTGATTGAGTACAACCTGGCCGGCATCCATGGGTACTCAAGAGAGGGAGTGGTGTTCCGAGGACCATATATGAGACAGAGTGGGGATCCTCATACTACGGTCGGCAACACGATGTTGGCCGGAGCAGTTCGAGTCGAAATCGTAGCAGATTGCTTAGGTCGAAGCCCGACTATCGAGGACTGTTTTGACTCAGCTGGGGGCGATGATGGGGTTTTGATGTCCAGAGATCCTTTGGACCAATTTGAGACTATCGCTGTTACTGTTGGTTTCCCGGTTACCTCCACGAAAGTATCTAACATGGAGGACCTT